CTGCGGAATGATGCCCTGGCCGTTATCATCGACGAATTCGAGGGCGAAGATTATCTATCGCAGATTAATATCCAGAAAATTCTGGACCTTGCTCGGCAATCATTCAGCAGTTCATCGACTCGAATTGTCAAAGGCGGCCAGAACGGGCATGCTACCGCGTACAACATCCGGTCCTGCTTTTTCATGTCGAGCGTCGGGGTGAATTTGTCGCAACACGCCGACGAAACCAGAATATCAGTCCTGGAATTAGAAGAGCCATACGACAGGGATAATAAATCAAAGCATGAAAATTTTAAGCAGCTGCAGGATGATGTAACCAACATTCTCACGGAGGATTTTTGCGCCGGACTTCGTGCCCGCGCAATAAAGTACATACAGATCCTGAAAAAAAATAGCAGCGTATTTTCTCTGGTAGTTTCTCAATTGCTCGGAAACCAGCGGGCCGGGGACCAGGTAGGGGCATTGCTGGCCGGGGCGTACCTTTTGGTATCCGATAAAGCGATCACATTCGAGCAGGCGCAGGAATGGGTGAACAAACAGGATTGGGAAGATCAACGCGAAATTACTGAGAAATCAGACGGGATGCAGTGCCTGAATGCAATTTTTCATCATGTCGCAAAAACAAATTCCAATCAAGAAAAATCTATTATTGAAATGCTCATAGAATGCAAAAACAATATCCCGATTTCAGGAGAGGAATCAGATGAGGGAATGATTCTGCGGCGCCATGGTATTCGATATGTTCGCTCTGAAAAAAGGGTTTACATATCCGAGTATCATCCTGGCTTAAAACGAATACTCAAAAATTCCGCATGGCCTAAATGCTGGGGCAGAACACTGGCGAGAATTCCGGGGGCCACAAGAAAAATCAGCATGCGTTTTTATGGCCCCCCAACTCGCGCTGTGGGAATTCCCTTCGACGATAGCTGGGTCGATTAACCAGCTATCCTTAATCCTCGATAGTCACTTTTGCCTTGATATTTACCTTGATGTCAAATCCGTCGAGCGTATAGCATTCATTAGATTCAATAATTTGGTTTTGGCAAATATCCATATTATCAAGCATGGTGTTAACTCGGCGCCGCTGGATTTGCTTCATTTTCGACACTGTAGATATAAAATCATTTGATTTCCCTGACTTTTTGATTTTCCTGATAGCATTATTTAAATGCTTCCATATTAAATCTTCGTTCATTTCCAAATCTTGCGAAATTTCCTTAGTCGATAAGAAGTCATTATGCGTATTTATCAGGCTATCCAGGGCTAAATCGCGCATGAATTTGCTATCAAATTCCAGCATGTATCCGCCGGATATTTTGCCGTCGAGAAGTCTCGACATATCATTAGAATCAATTCCCAGCTTTATCATAGCCTGCTCTGGGGATGAAAAATGACCAATACATTTTCTTGGAAGCTGCTCATCTGAGGGAATTTTATATATCTCAAACATGGTCATACTCCTTTTGTCCGTAGATGTTTGTCAATTGACCGAACAAATATTACTAATAATAATTTTATAAGTCAAGCAGCAATTGATAAAACCGTTAATCTGTTTTTATATTTTGCCCAATGGTCAGGAAAATAAAGCTTGATGCAATCAAGGCAAATTCCATGGCTTTCATTTTCAGAATCGTGCGGTATGCGCATCCATTCTCCATTTGGCAATTTAATCCGATCGCACCATGCGCATGCTGTTTTGAATCCGCATGTCTGGCAAATCCCGTAAATGGATAAGCTTCCGCAATGGCTGCATTTCCCGAAAACATTTGATTTAATTTTTCCGATCATATAAACCCCCTTTCAAATGCTCTTCAATTTTTTTTTTAATTCGTTGGTTCAGGGTAGCCAATCTTAGTTGGATGGAGTGACCGTTTCAAAGCCCTCGCTCTGTTTATGCAGACGGGGGTTTTTTATTCTTTTCTGTCTAGCTTTTCTTGAGTGATTTACATGCTTGAAAAATCCTCTTTGCTTCTTCCTTTCCTAATGGCAAAATTCCATTAAGCTTTTTAGATAGCGTATCGTAAAGTATATTGAGCGATTTCGCTATCCTTAATCTTCCGCAATTATCAACCTTTTTTTTTAATTGCTCTTTTTCCTTATCCGATATATCGATTTTTCTTTTTCTCATATATTCTCCTTTCAAGAGTGGAATTTATTATTATTAATATTATTATTACCACACATTAATAATATATCTATTCGGGGATAACGTCAATAACTTTTTTAGATATTTTTTTTATGCCAAAAATTAAGAGCGAACAAAAGTCCCGAGCAATTCGTTTGAATGAAGAAATAGAGAAGGCGCCAAATAAGAAATTTACTCAAGACGACCTTGCTGCTATCTGCAGCCTGGAAAATCATTCACGGGGTGATGGCCATTTTATTAAATCAGGCCGGCTTCATACGGATTATATCCTCCGGGGGCATTGCAAAAATTGCGAGAAATACATCCATGAATCAAAGATCCAGCATAATCGAATTGCGGAATTAATGTCTGAAAATTCAAAATTAATTGAGAAGATCAGCTATTTGGAGAAATTAATTAGACCCAAATAATATCCATTCGATATCCGCTCAAAAACAATTTTACTACATTGCATACACCTCTGCTATCATGTAAGTAATTGATAATTAAACTACTTGCATCGTTCCCGCAAGAATCGTACTTGTAATCAAAACAAAAAAAACGAGAGAGCTATATATGCCCCCTCGCGCGCGCACCGCGCGCACGCGAAGATATATATACGCGCGCGCGTGCGCACGCGCACACATATGAAGATTGTGAATATTTTGTATACAGTATATAATATATGTATAAGTATATATATAATAATAACTTAGGTGTAGGCAGATTTGTAGTAAAAAGCGTAGTCACTATTTTGTCAAGCCGTTTATATTTTATGTAATTCATTTAATATCAATCGATTAAATGTAGAATAATTTTTTTACTACACGCCATATTACATTATCTGATTAATTTTCCTGCCGGCATACTTCAGGATTTTTCTTTTTTTTTGCTATATTCTTTCCATGCCAGTTTTAAAAGAAATCAATTGCCCAATTTGCTGCAATATCCGGGCGCTCAGGAAGGCATGCAAAGCATGCTGCGGGTCCGGGAAGGTGCAATGCGCATTCGTTTTGTCGGATACAATCATAGAGCAGCCAGCCCCCAAATCACATTCAATTGTCAGGCGAATAATCAGGAGTACAACAAGGCCCCAATCATAACCATTATTATTTGTAAACAACAGGGACAATCAAGATGCCAAACACTCGACAGCTATTCCAATGCAAGATTATTCGCTTTGGATCAAAAAAAACCCTTGGCGTAATGGCGGACTTCAAAGAAGAGATTGACTGCCCAATCTGTCGCAACATTGAATATCTGCGAAAGGAATGCAAACCGTGCAATGGATCAGGAAAATCAAAAGGATCATTTTTAATACTGCATCCCCTGCCACATTCAATGCAATCAATCTATGAAGAAAATATATTCATTACTGGATTCTTTGGGCGCGTTCATGGCACAGGCAATCAAGATAAGAACGGCGCAGATATAATGATTCAGTACTTTATCCCTTCATCCTAACGACCCATAAGCTTTACAATCCATAACTTGACAATCCATTAGCTTGACAAACACACGGTTCATAATGAAACAAAACAAAAGGTACTCCCTTGACAAAAAAGTAAAGAGGTTTCCCGCAGCCCGACATTTTTCCCTGCAAAATTTGAAAATTAGCGGGTTTTTCTTGCAAATATCAAGCACTTTTCAGAGACAAAAACAGGAAAGCGACAAAAACCCATGATAAAGAACCCGGGCAGGAAGCCTGGACGAAAGCCCGGAAAGACGCCGGGCAGGCAGGCGGTCCAGAAGATCGACTTCGATCATCTGGCCGGCGTCCAGATCGCGCTGCTTTTCCACAAGACGCCCAAAACGGTTAGTGATTGGGCAAATGCGCGATGCCCCCGGAATCCGGACGGGTCATTTTGCGCGGTTGATGTTTACAACTGGCTAATGGAGCGCGAAAAGGAAAAAAATATCCCAAACGGAACAGAGGGGCTGAAAGACAAGAAATTGGAGCGCGAGATAAAAATCAAGGAGCTGCAGATACAGAAAATGGAGCAAGAAAGCATTTCGCGCGTGACCCATAACCAGATTTGCGCAAGCAGGGCGGCATCGCTGCGAGCGTTTTTAGAAGATACCGCCCTGCTGAATGCGCACCATTACCTGGGGAAGAATCTCGACCAGATTAGAGTGATAAGAATTCAGGAATCAAAGGAAATGATGGACGCATATTTAGGCGGGAAGGTAATTGAAGATGAATCCACTGACATTGAGGAAGTCAAGGAAACAGAATAATGCATGGAATAATGCAGGGGATAATGCAGGGGATAGATCTTCATTTTCCGAAAGTTTTGCATTCTCACGCATTGTCAGCATCGGAGCATGAAGCGTTTACAATCCGCCCGCGGCCCAAAGTATCGGAGTGGGTACAGCAGAATATCGTTTTGAATCGCGCATATGTGTACCCTGGCCGGCTGCGATTATTCCCCTGGCAGGTCCCTATGGTCGACGCCATTCATGACTGGCGCAGCGTTTATTATCTGTTCCCGCCGCAAATGGGTAAAAGCACCATGGCCGATTGCGTTATGTATTACGGCATGACCATAATCAGGACAAATGGAATCGTCGTTTACGATCGCAATGAAACGGTGAAGGATGTTTTTAAGGTCCGGATAAAAACCATGATCCAGGATAATGATTGTCTGCGCGGTTTATGGGATGGAGTCGAGGACAATCTTACCATGGACAATATTCTGCTGAAGTCCTCCCTCTGGCGCGTTGGGAGCGCGCAGAATCCAGCAACGCTGTCGACGTTCCCGGCCGGCATGGCTATCTGTTCAGAACTCGGGAAATGGCCGACGGTTGAATATGACCCGATAGATATGATCCGGGGCCGCGGCGGCGCGTACACAAAGAAAGGCGGCCAGATATTCATAGCCGAATCAACGCCATTTGCGGTAGGCGATTATATATATCGGGAGGTTTTTAAATCGGGAACCAAAATTGTGCAGGCGTATATGCCATGCCCGCATTGCGGGACTTACCAGGTCCTGACCGATAGCCAGATAAAAATGCGTCCTGCAATTGAAAAAGAAATTGATAAATCACCGGAAAAAATTCGCGCGATGAAATCGGACGCCGTTTATTATGAATGTCCGTTCTGTCACTGTGAAATACAGGAAAGCGCGCGCGGGGACATGGAAAAAGATATGGTCTGGGCAAAGGTTGATTATAAAAATGATGACTTCGACCAGAAAGCGGATGAAGTCCGGAAAAACGGAACGGTTGTCGAAAAGGAAAGCAGATCATATGATGCGATCTGCTTCAATGCTTCGAAATTGCTTGATCCTGCCTATCCATTCTGGGAATGCCTGGCGCGATTCTTTGAAAGCAAGAACGATCCCATTAAAATGCTCGGATATCAGACGGAAACAATGGGTCGTTACTGGAAATTGAAATCGCAGCAGCTGCATATTAATTATTTGGAAGCCCATAAGGATAAATCGTATTGTCAATACGGCGAAACGGCCAGAATTCCTGATGACGTTTTAGTTTTAACGATCGGAATTGACTCGCAGGACAATGGGTTTTATTATGCGATTATCGGATGGATGAAGTATTTCGCCTGGCGCCTGATCCGCCACGACATGATTCACTGCCCAATGGTCGATTACAAGGACCGCTATGCGGTTTTTAAGAAAGTCGTATCTGGGATTTATACGCAACCGCTGCTGAGAAAAAACGGGTTGGAAATGAGAATCCAGCACGGATTCATTGATCGCGGGGGGCACCGCCCGGAAGATGTGGATTTTATCTGCGAGCGTTTGCACTGGCTGGACCCGTATGTAGGATTGACTCAGGTCGATTACAGAAAGCCAGACCTGAGAAAAACTAACTCAGGCGACGGAGAATTTTATCTGGGACAATCTGAATTACTGAGCGATCAGGTCGGAAAACTCCTGGAAGGGGCCGACTGGTTTTTGCCCATTGATGTAGGAAGCGATTTTTTAAAGCAGGTAAATCAGCATTTTCATCTTGACAAGGTAACGAAGGACGGGAAGCGCGTCACGACATGGATTAAAGGGCCAAACGACCACTATAGAAGCTGTTTAAATCTTGCATTTGCATCTGCAAAGCTATTAAATCTTGACAAAATACTATTCCGGCCAAATGTCGATGACACCTTGATACAACGTTCAATTGCTCAAAAAGGGAACCAAAACCCTGAAGAAATGGCCGGAAATGCGCCAAAAAAGCCCGAAAAAAGCGAAGTTGACATACAGAAGAAGCGTGAAATATTAAACCCAGCGCGAAGGTTCAGCCATAGGGGCGGATATTTTTCGCGCATATGAAGGGACATCGAAATGCAGCAGAACAGACAGCCGATTCAGCAGCAGGAAAAGAAACAGTATATTTACGAAACGAAAATAGTGGACAGAATGCAGCCGAAAGAAGTTTTTGCCGATTGCCTGCAAAAAGTTTTTCAAGATTTTTCGAATAGGGGCTTTGAATATGTCGGAGAATCCTGCAATTTAGATACTCCCGTTTCCGTTTTAGTGTTCAGAAAATAGGGCCAAAATAGACGTATCTTTATTGTTATACATTTTTTTTTGCATTTTGGCGTGGATTATGGTACATTATAATTAAGGCGATAGAATATGTCCGATTCAAGTGATATCAAATCAAATTTAATCGATCAGTTAAAGGCTGGCGCCCAGGAAACAACTCTTGGGGACCGCACAGTCCGCAACTATGATCCCGAAGCCATGCTACGTGTCGCCGAAGAATTAGAGGGCAAGGAATCAAGTCGCGGAGCGGTTCTCAGGTATGGCTTCCAATAGAAGCAAACTTTCTCGCGATCTATCATTTCTACAACGCGGTTTTTCCTCACTATGGAAAAGCCGTCCTTCCGCATCTACTCGCGCCGAGAACCTCCGACAGTTAAAGCAAGCCTATTTCAAGCGCGGCCTGGCCGCCGGTATATCTCGTTCTGCCGAAATGTATGCGCCCGGTGCCGACAATGGGCGTCTGCGCGGCGACTGGCCGACCGCTCTTAAAACCGCAACATCCATTATCAATTCTGATTTTGCATATATCTGCGCCCGCGCGGAGCTCGCAATCCGGACCGATTCGATTGCCAAGCGGGCTTTGCAGGTGCTGCGCACATTCACGGTCGGGGCGGGCCTAAAGCCGTTTCCTGCCGTTGTGAATCCAGACGGCGAAGCAATTGAGAACGTAAACGAAATCCTTGCCCGCGATTGGGACCGATTCAATGATGAAGGCATGCGAACCGGCAATGAACGAATGACAATGACCCAGGCGCAAAGCCTGGAACTTGAGACGATCATCACCTACGGTTCATCCCTGATAAATACAGTCCGCTCCCGCAATGGCAGCATGCTGCCCTTTGCTTTTCAAATTGTTAAGCCCACCTGTTTGGATTTCACGAAGGATAATTATTACGGGAATTCATCCGAGGCCATGCCGGCAAGCCCAATTCTGCACGGAATAGCGCGCAATTCGTTCATGGAGCCGACGGGTTTCCATATCATTGGCGAACAGACCCCACGATCGGCAAAAAATGTCAGTGTTCATTATTACCAGTCCGAAGCAGAACAATATCTGGGGCTATCGTGGCTCACTCATGTATTGCCGCATATTTGGGACAATCAGCAGCTTTTTCAGGACAAGATGTATCAATCGCGCGCGCTCTCGCGCATGGGCATCTGGACAAAGCGGCGCGACGCAGCGGCGTTCGACGACCTTGCAACCGAACAGGACGACGACGATTATTATGCCCCATTCGAACAGGGGATGATGATTCGGACGCAGGAAAAACCAGAAGCGATTCAGCTTGACGACAAACTATCAGAGACATTCGGCGAACTGGTCAAACTGACTGTCATGATGATCGGTATCGGGCTCGGATTTTCTTACCAGCTTCTGAGCTCGGATCTTGAGGGCATGAATTTTTCATCCGCCCGCACAAACAAAATCGCCGATTCACGGTTTTTCCGGACTCTTTACAAATGGTTTTATAAAACCTGCTGCCAGCATCGCTGGGAAAAGTTTGTTGAATGGGAAGTTTTAGCCGGACGCCTTCCGATTTCTCTGCCGGATTTCGAAAAAAATCGCTGGTATTATACGCAATGCTTCTGGCTTCCGGAGGGGGAAGACTGGGTAGATCCTTTTAAGGACGCAAAGGCAATGGAAACCCTTTACCAGATGGGTATCGTCACGCTGCAGCAGCTTTGCGCAATGCGCGGGACCAATTATCTGGCAATCCTGAAGCAGCGGCAAAGAGAAAAAGAGCTCATTGAACAAGCGGGCCTTACGGAATTGCTTCCGAATCCAAATAAAAATCAAAATTCCTCGATTCTTGAAAATGGGGGCCAAAATGCTGATGACGAATAGAAAAAAACTGTTCAGCTACAATGCCGCTGCCAAATCGGCCGAATTATTGATTTATGACGAAATCGGATATGGCATTACAGCGAAGGATGTCAAGCGGGAACTGGATGGATTCGGAGAAGTAAAGAACATAAAGATCAGAATCAACAGCAACGGCGGTTCCATCACGGACGGCTTTGCAATTTACAACCTGCTGCATGAGCATTCCGCGTACAAAACCGTTCATATCGACGGCATCGCAGCATCAATGGCGTCGATTATCGCCATGGCTGGCGACCACATATCGCAGCCAAGCAACGCCTTTCTGATGATTCATAACCCGTTTGTCTATACCGTCGGCGATTCTAAACAGCTCCAAAAAGATGCGGAATTGCTTGATAAAATGAAAAAGGAGGCGATAAAGGTATACAAAACCCATGCCAAGGACAAAACCGATGAAGAGATCTCGCAGATGATGGATGATGAAACGTGGTTGACCGGAGAGGATGCGTTTCTGCATGGGTTTATTGACGAATGCACTGACCCGGCAGAGCACAGTGAGGAATCTTTCAAAAATATGAATCTGCCCGAGGCTGTTTTTTGCATGTTGCTCGGGGCCAAATCAATAGAATCGATAATAAAACCTTCAACTCCACAAGGAGAAAATATTATGAGATGCAAGCATTGCGGAAAAGAAGTTGCTACCGGAATGCCATTCTGCGGACATTGCGGAAAAAGCTTGACCGACGCCCCGGCCGCGGCGCCGGCAGCCCAGGTCCCCCCCGTTGCCCCTGCAGCGCAGGTCCCTGCCGGACAAACTCCGAGCCAGATTGCAGCCGCAGCGGATAAAGAGCGCAACGAAGCCAAAGCGGCGGAGCGCGCTCGCGTAAGCGAGATTGTCGCGCTCTCAAAAAAATTCAACCTTCCGGAAGATTTTCAGAGCTCGCTTATCAACAGCGAAAAAACTCTGGATGAATGCCGGAAAGAAATCCTCGATCGCGTTGCAAACGCGATGCCGTCGGCAATCATTCCTACCGCCGATCAGTCGGACAAATTCCGCGATATCGCTTCGAAATCGATGGCGGTGGCTGCCGGAGTCGAAAAACGGCCAGAAGTCATTGCCGAAGTGCGAAAACAGGGCTCCGAAGCCCCCGGAACAATCCAGGGCCTGATTCGTATCTGCCTTAAAAAGCAGGGCCGGATTTCCGACAACCGGATTCATTCCCTTCTGCCGGCAGATCTCGCCCAGGAAGCGTTTCACATGGCTTCGCAGGGTTCAAGCGACCTGACCGCGATTCTGGCCGACGTTGCCAACAAGTCGCTGCTCAAGGGCTTTGTCGAGGCGCCGGTGACGTTCCGTACATGGTGCGGCGAAGGCGAAGTACCGGACTTCAAAACCGCGAACCTGGTCAAGATGTCGAACTTCAGCGACATTGACGACATTCCTGAAGGCATGGCGTTCAAGGACGGCCGTTTCTCGGACAAGAAAGAAACTGTATCCATCGACACCAAGGGAAAGAAATTCTCCCTCACCCGGCAGGCAGTCATCAACGATGATTTGAATGCCTTTGCGCGCATTCCGGCCGCGATCATGAATTCGGTTGCGCGTCGTATCAACAAGGATGTTTACGACAAGCTTACGGCGAATACGCTGCAGGGTCCGACCATGGCCGAGGATAGCTTGTATTTATTCAATGCAGCAACGCACGTCAACCTGGTCCAGACGTCGGGCATTCCTTCCGTCAACACAATCGGCGCGGCCGAGGCCAAGCTAATGATGATGAAGCTGCCCAAGCCCGATAAAACGTCAGTCCAGCAGTACACCAATGCGCCGGCGCGCTATCTGATCACCGGAACGAATCAGCGGCTCACCGTCATGCAGCTTCTGAATACGCCGTTTGATCCCGCAAAAACCATGGCTGGCGTTTACAATCCATATACCGGTTTGACGCCAGTCAACGATGCATATCTGCAGGCCCTGCTGACTGCCGGCAGCAAAGCCAATGCATGGTATCTCGCGACCGATTCGAATGTCATTGAAACATTTGTCGTTTATTACCTGGCCGGAAACCGTACGCCGACGCTGCGAAATCAACCTTCCGGAATCGGCGAAGCCCTGGGCATTTCATGGGACATTTTCATGGATTGGGGAATCGGCATCCCGGACTGGCGCGGCATGGTCTACAACGACGGCGCGTCATCGTAGCAGGAATTGGATATCGTAACCGCCTCTTAACAGGGGCGGCTTTCGAAAACAGATCATTACTTAGCAACCATTTACAAAGGGGTGAAACATGAGCGTATGCGAATTGAAAGGGCAATACGAAGACCTTGAGACGATCAGGGTCGCCCATACGGCGGCGACAACCGCCTGGACACCGGTCAAATCAGCAACCCTCGGAATCTTGATTCCGTTGACAACGCAAGCCATAAACGTTGCGAATACGTTTTACCGCGGCGGCCGATTCATGTTCTCGATCGATGACGGCGTCACGATCGCGCAGGGCAACCCGGTTTACTACAATACTGACACTGACAAGGTCTGTATCACTGCCCCCGCCAACGGCTGGCTTATCGGTACGGCGGTCGAAGCTGGAACCGCAACAGCCGGCTATGTGCTGGTCGAAATTCTCAAATATCCGAATGCCGCCCAGATTTCACTTGAGCATTTGGATTCCGGGATCAAGCCCGCTTACATCACTGTCGCGGCCGGAACCAAAACGACCGAGGGCGGCGACGCGACCGAATTGATAACAATCAGCGGGCTCCTGAGCACGGACAAGATGACTCTGGCGCTCGAAAGCGTCGGAGCAAGCCCCGTTACGGTAAACAAGCTGAGTGTGGCCGACGGCGTCGCAACCCTCGTGTTGTCCGGCAATCCGTCAACCGATCACAAGTTTTCTTATGTCGTAAATCGGGCTGCTTCCTGATCCTCAAACGGGGGATGATAAATAATATCCCCCGTTTCTCACATTGAAGGGACAACAATGTCGGGAACAATATCTGTTTGCATGATAGTCAAAAACGAATCGGGGCGGATTCGAGACTGCATAAAAAACATAGAACCCCTGGCCGATGAAATTATTGTCTGCGATACCGGTTCCTCCGACGATACTCTCGAAATAGCAAAAACCGCAAGCGAAAAAGTAAAGTGCTTTTCCTACCAATGGAATAACAGCTTTGCGGATGCGAGAAATTGCAGCATTTCGCATGCCGCATGCGATTGGGTGCTCTGGATTGATGCCGATGAACGGATCGACATCATGGAGCAAAAAAAAATCAGGATATGCATAGAATCGTACCCTGACGCTCCGGTCGCATTCCAGTTTTTGAACAACAATGTCGGAGCAAACAAAATCGGGGACATCATCTTTGATATGCCATTTCCGCAAATCAAGTTTTTCCGGAACAATTGCGGAATAAAATTCGAAAACAGATTGCATGAGACTGTTTTGAAAAGCTGTCAAAGGCTCAATATCCCGATTGTTGCAATGGGGATTAATGTTTTGCATTATGGCTATTTGGATAATGCAAAGCTGATTGATAAAGCCGAGCGCAATTCAAAACTTACCATAATTGAAAGCCAGAAGCTTCCCGATACAACGGAGTTTCAATCATTCCGCATTGGTAAGTATCATTGTCATTATTTGCCAAATGTCCTGTTTATTTTCGACTTCCTGTCATTAATTGGCTATTGCGACCCCTTCGAAGGCGATTATCCGAGCACAAACGAATCCAGAATCGACCAAATATTGGCGCGCGCGGCCAAAATAATTAAAGAATATCAGGACAGGACTTCCGTCGAAAACGGCGTGGAAGATGCCGCAAAAGACCATTTTCAAGAACAAATCGACCGAATGAATAAAGTATTTGAGCGGCAAAACAAATGAGCTACACGAAAGAACAAGCGCAAGCGGAATTTAAAGCTTGCTTTCTCGATAATCCGTTTTTTTCGGAGGCCGTTTCATATACTGCTTCCGGGCAAGCGGCGAAATCAATCAGGGCCGTCATTTCCCGCAGGAATATCAAGCAGACGGGCCTGTCGAATTATGGCGGCCCGGGATCTCAGATCGCGCGCTATGATCGGGAAATTGTTATTTCGACGGACGCGACCGATGGAATCGCCGAGGTTACCGAAAAGGGTGATAAGGTTGAAATACCATTAGATATTGGCGATGCCGCAAATGTTGTGTTTCATGTTGCGGCAATTATCCGGCAGGACCTTGCAACCTGGCGCCTGGGGCTTTCCAGATGATCGAATTCAAATGCGATGTATTCGGGGCAACCGAAACCAGTGCAATGCTGCATGCCTTTCCTGGGCGAATCCGGGACACCGTACGCCATTGGATGGCGACCGAACAAATAGCATTCGTCGGAAGCCGAGCAAAAACCGGTGCATGGTATGAGCATCTGAAAGAAAAGCAGCGACATGGCCAAGAAGGGACCTGGCGCCCGGCAATCGGAAAGATGTTCAAGGGATATATCGAGAATTCAGAAAATATTGCAATGACATTGCATATGGGTGATTTCGCGAAAAACAAGGGGTTCAAGCAAGCAATCGGGGAAATGCAGGAAGGATTCACGGTTGATTCTCCGGAATGGATGCCGATTCCGATTTATGCGAACTTACGATATGCAAACCTGATCTATCGAGGAGGAAAGAAGCGAGGATTATTTCACGAGCTGCAATCCGCCGGAAAGCTGATTATGATTTCACATCGCGGCATGGTTTACTGGACCACGAAAGAGCTCGCTCCGTTGCCGCTGTGGGTCGGCACTAAGAACGTCCGTATCCCAAAGCAAATAGATTTTTATGAGCAATGGAAAAAGCGCGAATCCGGTGCGGTCCGCAGATTGGAAAAGATGATCGACCAGACTTGTGACCAGATAAACCGGGAAGCTGATAAGGTTCTCTCATAATCTGGAATTCTGTTATGGACTGCAATTTTAAGCTAAAGAAATTTGACAAATACGAGACTGCTTTTCTCGCTTATAATGTCGATGAACTTATGCGAAATCTTAGTTTATCGCAAACCTTTGAACGCTCGCAGAAAATCGCTGGACATCGCGCGGCGATTATGGTCATTTATAACGGTGATTTTGCGAAATATCAACGGCAGGCGCGCAATGAGATCAATGCATTGATGCGCGACAAATAGACGGGCGGAATTATGCAAAAATCGGGAAGACTCCATGAACATAAATAGCATGTGGAAAGAACTCCGGCCGGGCTGTATCGTCGGAACAACATCTTTTTCTGTACTCGGAACAATTATCCGCTGGCGCGAAGCTGGCATCGGAAAAGTTTTTTCTCCTCATGTCGCTTCCCATATTGCCGTTATCCGAAGCGTCGGGGTCGGACAGGTGACCGGATATGAAATGACGGTCCCCCATATCCGAAAGGTTGAATGGGGCATGTACGACCATGGATTATCAGGAAACCATATCGTTTTTGTTGCCATGCCTGGGCTATCCATAGACGGGCAGCGGGACGCAATGAAATTTTTAGACTCAGAGTATGCGCGAAAACGCCCATACGACGGAAAGAGCCTTTTTGAAGCGATTGGCATCGGCAACGATGATCCGAAGAAATCAAATTGCGCGGAACTCGGGCGCGATACGCTGAGAAGCGCCGGGTATCATTATCCGCTGGAATGGGACCAGGGCGTCGAACCATGGGAAATGCAACGGCATTTCGAAGCGACCAAAGAAATAATCTGGCGATCATATAAAAAATTTTGGGGTTGATAATGTCTCCGCGTGAAAAGTTCATCGAATTTTTAAAGCTGCAGATCGGGAAGCCCTATCTATGGGGCGCCAATGGACCGGCTGCCTATGATTGTTCGGGCCTAATTTGCGCGGCCATGCGAGCGGCCGGCCTGCAAATCGGCGACCATTGCGTAATGGATTTGCATAGCATGTTTATGGATAAGTCCATATCGAAATATACCATGCCCGGTCAGTTGTTTTTCTATCATTGTCCGGCATCTCACATGATGGCAGGCATCGAATATTGGGGAGATAACCGCGGTACGCTGATTGGCGCCCGTGGCGGCTGGAAACTAACCAGCGATTTGCAGCGCGCATGGGATGCAATAGCATTTGTCGATTGCGTGCGCTCCAATTATTGGGAAAACGTGCTCTCGATGATAGTTGATCCGTGGGAGGATTGATTTATGAAACTGCTGCTTTCAATGCTAATGTCAGATGACGGAAAAAATCTTTCGTCCATGCGTTTCGTTATGGTGTTCATAGCGATTCTGTCAACTCTTGCCATATTTGGTGCATGGTGCTATCTGTGCGTAGCAACAAGACAACTGATCGACATCCCGCAGGGTGTTTGGCTTTTGTACGCGGGAGCAAATGCGTTGACATTTGGCGCAAAGGTAACGCAAAGCAGCATTGCGGAAAAGCCGACTGACGATGCGAGTACTCAACCAGCAAAATAGAAAAACATCAATGGAACACGATCATCCAATGCGCAGAAAAAACGACGGCGGCATTCCCGTATGGGCCAAGCGGTGGATATGGATTGCCGGGCTGGTGTCCGGGAGCTGTGCGGCCATTGCCTGCATCAATCCGATATACGGCTTAGTTTACAAGCTGCAATACCGGGACAAAATAGATCAACAGATCGATGCGAAACTGGTCCCGCATTGCGAAGAGCAAAAGCGGCATGACGCGGAAATTTTGAAAAGGCTGGATGATACGAGAGATCAACTAACATGCGTGCGCGAGGAAATGCGGGTGAATAACGCGGAGCAAAAAGCCATGCTGAAAACACTGCTTAGAAAGGCCGATTAATGAAAAATCTAATCCTTGTCCTGCTTCTCGCCGTCTGCGCCTACCCGCAGAAAGCGGCATCCCTCGCGGTGGCGATTGACTCCACGGTAATTGTCAAGGATATCAACAAAACCGTTTCAACCGACACGAAAACCGCTGCTCATGTAGACTCGTGTTTATGGGAAGGAAAAATGGTGCGCTGGACGGAACCCGCGAAAATTATTCGCCCACGTGAGGATGTTGTGCTCCCGTCCTACATTGGCACGAAGGACACCATTGAGATCATAGCATGGCGAAAAAACGCGGCAAAACGGGACACCATGTTTTACCGTGTCTTCAGGCCGTTGAATCCACCAATTGACAGCGCGAACGCTCTAAAGCTGAGACTGCTGTACCAATTCAACGATTATACCGTCCGGTCACGTGATAGTCTGGGCGTGCTGAAGTGAAGCAAATAATCTTTGCATTCTCCCTGCTGCTCCCGCTCTGCGCGGGGGCGTGGGGTGCGACCTGCACATGGACCTATGGTGGAGTTAATCACCTATGGAGCACGGCTGGCAATTGGGACACTCCGCCAACAATAAATGATTCCTGCGTCATGGGTGCCGGAAAATGCTCCCTCGATGTTGCGGATACCGTTTCGGCAATTTATTGGGGATCAACGGATAGCTTTTACTTTGTGGGTAATGAGTTGACAGTTACTAATAGCGCGATTTGGGCAAGCTCCGGGCTGCTGCAAGCTGCCGACGGGACACCGTCTTTGACAAAAACAGGTACGGGATATGGAGCGATAAAGATCACAAATACCGGAACGCTTGGTTCTAATTTGGCGAATCTTGCAGTAAAAATGCATGGCAATGATTCGTTGACGATACGTAAAGCGATAGCCATTTTATCGCTTGACATTGCAGATTCAGGCAAAATAACGGACATGGTATGTGCTGGCCAACTAACCATACAAGGGAAAGCAACAAATCCTCTAAAGCTGCATGGAGGTACGTGGAATTGCTCAGGTGCGTCAGGGATATTGACTTCATTAAATACCTCCGGATCATTAATGAGCTACTCTCCCGGAACGGTTATTAATAATACATCAGCGTTTTTACAGGTAGGCATAATCGTTGCAGGTAAAAATGTGACAATACCCGAATTGACAATGCAAACCGCAACGTTTAAATGGTACATGACAGGTTCACAAAACCCTGACACAATTGGGTTAGCAGGTAATTTAAGCAATTCCGGATCAGGTGCGACAGGGATAAGCATGTCAGGAAGAACATCTATACCAAATTTATTCCTGAATACAAATGGATATTCTGTTTCCACCAACAAAGGGTTGATGTTAGATGGGGGACAAGGCGTTACTACAGGTTCCGCAACATGGAACTTCTTAAATTCAGCAGTCGCATGTTCGGTACTTACACATACAAATAATGTCACTACCGGATTGCAAACATTCAATTTTGGAACATCGCAATGGACAGTCAAGGACGGATTTAATTTTAGCGATGGTGCTGGAGCAGGAACCATGGTATCTACATGGCAAGAAGGTGGAAAGGTATTATTTACAGGCGGTACAACGGAAAAATCCATTACAGGCGGGGTAAATGGAACATTTCAGGATGTTGAATTAAATTGCGCAACAACTCAAAAACTAACCATGAATGGACAAGTATATTTGGATACTCTGATATTAACATCTGGAAGATTTAATCAAAATGGATATGTTCTAACATTAACTGGATCGCTATTGTCAAATAGCACAGTGCCAACGGATACATTGCTATTGAATAATACTTTATCATTTACAAATAATGCAATGCTTAAGATAGCTTGGAAAGGGAGCAAAGGCGTACCCACTTCTATGGTAATTTGGCCTTTGCATAATATAAAAACGTGGCTCGGCGAACACTGCCGCTCAATCTCGCGTCTGATTCTCACCAGTGGCAAAACGTGGACAGGGCACGCGCACGACACTCTGGCGATTCAGAATTACACCAGTGGCGACTGGCCCGCTGCTATATGGCGCTCGGATACTCCGGGAGTTTACACATACGATTCGCTTCCCACAGCGGCAAGCCCGGTGCTCAATGTTCAGGACCACTACAATATTGGCGCGGCCTGCACGCCGGACACGACCAGCTACAACATGGGGCATAATTACGGCTTCGTCTGGCCAGCTCCCCGGATCGCCAGCATTTCCCCGGACACGATCAGCGCGGATGGCGGGGACACGGTCACGATCACCGGCAAATATTTCGGGCGTGACGGCGCGTGTAAGGTAAGATTCGACCTGTCCGATTTCAGCTATTCCATCCTGCGCTCAGATTCCATCCTGCGCGTGGTGGCGCCTGCTCACGCTGCGGGGGCGATCAACGTGTACACGGTCACGAGCGATACCGGGTATCTGCCGGGGAACCGGGATACGACGACGATTGTGTATCGGGCCTCATGCACCTACGATACTCTGGCGCTGTTCTACGGGGTCACAAAACGGCTTTCCTATGCGCTCTCAGTTCCTTGCTCGACGCTGGCGAAAATGTCCTGCGACTCGGTAAAGGCGTATCTGCAGATCAGATCGCTCACGAGCATGACCTGGCAGACTCGGGACAGCATGGCATGGACAAAAACCGTCCTCAAAGACACCTTGCGCGCAAACTTTTTGCAGCCTGACAAAGCGTATTATTTACGATTGAGAACGATTGCCAAGTCAAGTGCGTACATTGACACATTATCTACCCGGTCAGCGCGAACACGGCTGGCTCCGTAAGGCGGCACTATGTCAACCATTATCAAATCGGTAAGCTTCAAAGCAGATGGCGTTCCGCAAGCGGGACTCTCTCCCAGCAAAACGGCACGAAACCTTAATACCGGGGCTGACTTAGCGAGCAGTATTGCCGTTGCTGATATCGGCGATGGCATTTACAGTGTGACTTATACCTACACGTCAGTCGTGCCCTGCCGAGCAATCATTAACGCGGGAACTGATGCAATTGACAATCGATATATCGATGTTGAATTTACTATAGCGGAACTCAATGCGGCAGCAAGCGCGATTCAAACTGCGGACAATAACGTGATCCTTGCCAATGGGTCAAAAGGTCTGGCCAAAGTATATGATGATATGGCGAAGGAAGCAACACTCACCCAAACGGTGGACGGAACGCTTACCATTTTCACCTCCATGAAAAAACTCATTGCCCGCCTGTGCGGCAAAAGCAGTCGCACGGCCGGCGCAATCACCTATCGCAACCAGGCCGACAACGCGAACGAAATCACGCTCACCTATACCGACACCACAAGGACGCCATCATGAGCTTCAAAAGCTGGTGGCCTATCATGAGCGATGGAGATATCGGGGTTTGGGTGCCGACGGCTGCCGAAACCCAGAAGGATATTCAGTATGGCGCGAACGGAACCGAGCTGACGGGCACCTTTGAGGGTGGAACCCCGACGGTTCCGACAGACGATTCAGTTTCCGGCAAAATCAGCGGAAATCTGGTTGGCACATTCAGCGGGAAAATGATCAACTACACCGGGACGGCCGAGACGATAACATGCGAGATGCAGCGGTCGGTAACCGTAATAGATGATCGTTATCCGTTCGTGGAAATACTCGGTCCATCCGTCGAAGTACTCACGCGCGATAATCTTTCGATGGATTGCAATCTGCATTACCGCATTGAGTTTACCGATATTGTCAAGGACAAATATTTAAAAGCTTCGCTCGCTGATCCTGCATCCAAGCAGATCAGGAATCTGCATGCTGATTTGATGAAATTATTATTTGTCGATCTAACGCGCGGCGGCAATGCATTAATGACAGAAATCACCGGCTGGGGGCATTATTTCGCGGGCGACCCTGCGAGTCCGGAACTGGTTTTATATCTGGATATTGCTGTTCGCGCAATTATCCGTTACGACAACCCTTATCTGATAGGAGCATAATATGGCAGCACCAGTACGCCAAGTGAAAAAGCTTGAAACTGTACTTTGCAAAGTACAATCCGTTTTCGACACGCCGGAAACGTCTCTGGCCGGGACGGACATAATCGAAGCCGAGTCGCCCAAGATTAGTTTTGATCCTGTTGTCAATCCGATTGAGCTTGTCGGCGCCGGGTTCCCTAACAACAAATCCATCATCGGCCCGATATACGCCGGGGTCGAATTGGCTATGCCGCTTCGCACCGGCGGCGCCCAAGATTCCGCAGGGCAATTCACGACACTGCTGAAATGTGCCGGGTTCAAAGAGTCCATAGAGACGCATATCTATTCGTACGCGATCACAAACAAACAATCCGAATGGAACGCCGCAACTCTGTGGGGATTCTCCGGCAATTTGGACACGTCGGGAAGCATCATTGACAAAATCGGAAATTTAATTTTCGATTGGTCGATTGAACTTGATTTCGACAAAGGCGTCTCTAAAGGCACATTCACCGGGAAAGGGCGATCCTGCGGGGCTCCGGTCGCGGGGACTGTGCCGACGGTGACACGATCAACCGCGATTCCCCCGGCCCTCAAATTGGCAACGATTTCCATCCTCGGAAGTTCTGCATATGTTCCGATTTCAATGAAATTCGAGGGCGGACTCGAAGCATTGCCAACAATCAATTGCCTCGAAACTATATCCGGCCTCGGCTGCTCGCTTATCGGAAAATATCAGGTGAAGTGGTCGGCGAAAATTTACCGTGAACTGCCATCGGTCGGGAACATTCCGTCTGCGATTCTGGCGGGCACGACCGGCGCGATGTCGGTCGTATGCGGTACGGCTCCGAACAAAATCACCTTTGCGATTACTACGGCATCCGTGGAATCAGAGAAACGATCAGAGCAAAACGGAGTAGAAACGCTGGATATCGCGGGCCGGGCGATAGACAATTCATTCTCGATCGCCGTCGATACTACGTCGGCATAACGACTGCGGTATTTTTTTTGAAAGGGGACGGTATGATTCCGTTAATTCCGGAAGATTTTTTGAAGGTTGAAGACCCGGTTTCCGGCGAGATGCTCCACCTGCAGCCGCTTGTCGGGAACCCGTCCGCATGGTTTGCGGATATAAGCGCGTTCGCGGAGGAAATCAAGCGCAGAAATCCCGAAACTGTCAAGGATGAAAACTTGCTCAAGCAAATGATCAGCGACAACTGGGAATATGACGCAAAGACCGTGGATAAATTCCTGGTCGGAACTGACAAGAGGGCTTTCGACAAACGGAGGCCGAGCGAGATTCTTCGTTCTAACGATATCAGACGCATAGCAAAATTAATCGAAAAAAACCTTGACCAGCTTGTCGGGTTATCGGAACTTGACACATTAAAATAATGTCGGCGGCTGCCGCGGCTGCGAAAAGTCCGCCTTTCTCATGCAAGAATTGTTCGGCGGAACATAAGAAGCGCCGCGGCTGCATAAGGCCGACCAGCAAAAAACATCCGGCATGGATTTCTGATATATGTCCATTTTGCGAAGGTGAGAACGATAAATGCAAGCACTGCAAAGGAAGCAATCGAATACCGATGTATCGCTGTCCCCGTTCATCGGCCAGGGATTTTGCCCCGTTGCTTCCTTTTTTTATTCGATACCGGGATTATGGAGAATTTCCAAACGGAAAGCCGGGAATGATAAATCAGCCAGTTGGATTCGTGCGCGCCTGCAATCTGTATTTTGCGTTGATTGAAAGATTTTTGCCGAAAGGTTAAATATGCCAGGTCTCGAAATAGTATTGAAGGCACTCGACAAGGGTTCAAAGCCCATGGCGGAATTCGGGAGTGCCTTCGACGATATCAATAAAAAAATCAAAATGTTTACCGCCGGACTTACCGGGGCCTTTGCCGGGTCATTCGTGATATCGAAAATGGCCGATATGACAAAGCAGGCCATTGAATTCGGATCGAGGATTGAGGAAACGGCGAAACGGATCGGAGTTACGGCCGACGAAGAACAGCGTCTTGATTTGCTGTCGAAAATGGCCGGGACAAATATCGATGCTTTGGGCCGCGCTTTCCGGCAGCTTTCTACGCATGCTTATGATGCCGCTACAAAGGGCGGAGAATTCGAAAAGATTTTTAATCAGCTTGGCGTCACGGTCCGCGATAATAATGGGAATCTGAAGACCGCAAACCAAATCTTCAATGAAACCGTGTTGGCAATAAGCGGCATGCAAAGCCCATTGGAGCGCACGGCGGCAGCGCAAAAGCTTTTCGGTAAGGGCGCCGGGGAAGTTTTGACTGTGATCAATGAGGGCAAGCCGGCGCTTCAGGGCATGATTAAGGATGTCAACGATTTGGCATTGAGACTTGACGATGATACAGTCAAAGCCCTTGACGACGCGAAGAAAAAAACAGTTATTCTGGATAATAACTTTAAAGTATTATCTGCGAATATCGTAAATCTCGCGGTCCCTGCCCTGACTTCTTTTATCGATAAAGTAAACTCATGGACCTATGCATTTACAGAACAGGAGAAGAACGATAAGAAGACAATCGAAATCAATCGCCATATTACCGACCTATACGAAATACTTGATAAACTTAACAAAGGGGAACCAAAATACAAACTACTGAGTTATTGGGTGAAGTATATGGGCGATATTCCATTAACAACGGATGAAGCCAAAAAGAAGATCGCCGAACTCAGGGCGGAACTCAATAAATTTAATAACCCAACAGCATCAACTGGCAGCGCACCAGCGCCGGACCCGGCGGCGCCATGCGGCGGCAGTGGCGATGGGAAACTGACGGAACGCCAGAAAGCACAAGTCCGGGCCTTGCAGAAAATCGAAAAGCAGAAAGAGCAGTATGCAAAAGAGACGTACGAAAAGAAGAAGAAAATGGCCGAACTCGAAGTGCAGATAGATCAGGACGTTTCGAATCAAAAACAGAAAATCGCGGAAACTGATAGAAAATCTCAGGACCGGATATTGCAGCACAATCTGGACAATTTGGAGCAAGAGAAGCAAGCCAAAATCGCAACCGAACGCGCAATGCAGGATTTTGCGCTTGAAAGCGCGCATGGACTCGTTGCGATCATGGATATGATCGCCCAGGCATCCAGGGCACACGGCAACAAGATGAAGGCCATTCGAATCGCCGAAGTCTGGATTGATTCCGCTGCAGCCGGGGCATCCGCGGCGCGGGCGATATGGTCACAATCCGGCGTTGCATGGCAAGCTGCCCTTGCTGAGACAATCGCCGTTGAGGCGGCGTTGATCTCCCAAGCCGTCGCGCAAACGGCTGTGATATCGCAACAGAAATTCGCCCTTGGCGGCCAGGCGCGCGGGGGAATGGCTCTGGTCGGGGAGCACGGCCCGGAAGCGGTCGCGCTGCCGGCGGGCGCCCGGGTATACAATTCCGGCGATACGGCGCGGATGGCCCAAAACAACAGACCGGCTCCCCAGGTGCATATCCATGTTACCGGCGATGATGATTTCATCACCCGTTTTCGGTGGGCGGTACGGTCGGGAGAATTTGCCAAGCTGGCGCCGGACATAGCGCCATATTTTAGCGCCTAGGACCGCGTAGGATCATGATAACAATATCGGCAAACGGAACACCAATATCCATCGAAGCGCCACAATGGGGCTATTCCTCGTTGGTTAAAATGGCAATTAAGTCGCGGCGCCAGCATGACGGGACATACCGGTTTGCAGATGACGATGCAACGGGCGGTTTTGATTACCGGATCGCCCGGGGAGTTACCTGGTTAATCAGTACGGCAAACAAATCGCTTCTTTCCGGATTCCTGCGGACGGCCGGCCAGGCGCGTGCGGAAAACATATCGATCGAACTCGGATCGGATGCGACCGGTTTTTTCCCGTTCGGTCCGGACCTGGGGGACAAGGGAACATTTGTATGTCGGCCAATATCCCGCGATGAATCCGGAATGATATTCCAGCCCTGGAAATATTGGGAAGACGCATTTGATTTGGTGCTGGTATCGGCGCCGGCGTATTCGATACCTGCCGAAAAGAAGGAAGGCACTTTTCAGATCGGGACCGTAACAGAAATACGATATCCTCAAAATTCGTTTTCGTCCCGGTTGATGCCCGGCTGGTCTGCGGATATCAGCAGGACCGGGCAGCCTGAAAGCATCGATTTAGGTGCAGCCGCCGACACCTGGCAATCAGAATGGACCCAAGAATGCAATCAAACGAAGTCGGCGAAACTGGTCCAGTTCCTTACCGGATCGAGCGGCCGGACCGCTGATATTAGCATTATTACCGGCAGCGGCGCATATCCGTTTCATATAGACAATTTGAGCGGCGGAACGTTCATATCAAAGTTCATTCAGGACCATATCGAAATTAAACACGAACGCTGGGATATGTTTTCGATGAAACTGAAATTTCTATTCAGGTCTGCATCATGAGCCATTCCAATATTATCGACGGAATCCGAATATATCTTCCGTATGCTGTTTCTCAGGACACCGCGGCCGGGATTTATACAAGCGCGGGGGCAAGTGAAATACGTCTCGTTGAGTCCCCTGTCGTTCTCACTGCGGCGCCGACGGCCTGGGCGTCCGGCCATATTCTTGAAAACGGAATAGGGACAAGAGAGCAGTCTTTGAACCTGCGGCGCGGCGGCGATGTAGCAAAGGTAAGCAACTGGACAATCAAGATCGACGCGACCGGGAAGCTTTATCTTGTCCTGAAATCGCAACTTGTTTCGCTTATAAATTGCGTTATTGAGCTATGGGAATTCGTCGGGACTGACGCGAACGCAGAAGCTTCATCGCGCGATTTACTTGCGACATACGTTATTGATTCTTTGAATTGGAACGAAACCGATCTTGTTATTAATTGCATCCCGCCGGAATACAAGCGCAACGTGTCGCTTGCGCAAAAAGTAAATATCGTTGATGACCCGCATGCCGCGGCGTCAGATATCGGCAAAGTGAAGCCGATAACTTTCGGCGACATCGACAAGGCAAAAATGATTCGGACTGCATCGGAGGAAACCGTATATGATGAAACCAGCTTCACGGACGCGGGGGCCGATTCCAGCATAGTAGCTTTCCCCGTTGTGGCGGGGGTTTCGACCGGCGACGGACAGCCGACGCTGTCATATTCATTCCAGGTCAAAAACGGCGCGGGCGCTGTGCAATTGACTTCATTCGATCATCTGTATGCAACAATTATCGGCGGGGCCGGGAACGGGCAGACGCGCGGAATCACTGCAATGGATGAATCTATAAACTACGGAAAAATTGACTTCACCGTTGACAAGTATTTCGAAACACCGCCATCGTATAAAATCGACCTGTCCGCGACTGCGGCCGCCAGCCAGAAAATCATTTACGTTTATAATACCGTCGGGTATGCCGCGAATGACAGCGTGTATCTTGTCAATGATGATTTGAGCGAAGCGCATACCATTGCTGCGGTGGATGCCACGTTGAAAAAAATCACCTTCAATGAGAACATCACCGGGATAAACTTCACCCAGGCAAAGCATTCTTATTTGATTTCGAAATCAAATGTTTCATGGGTGAAAATCCGGCGAATCTATCAGGAATATACGCTGGACACCTGGCCGTGCAAGGGCATGAAAGATGCCGACGGGAATATTGTTTCCAAAGGAATGCAGCTCTATTCGTACCAAGCACGCAAGAAAGCCCGCGCGCAAATCGATGCTTCGATAATTGATCAGGCAAAGGCCGACGTAAATTTACAAGTGGATATCCCGATTGAAGAAGAAGATTCCGCTTTCCTGCCGATCCCCACCAGCGCGTACACTGGCGATGCCACGAACGGCAACAAAATCGATTTGAATCCCAAAATGATTGACAGAAGCCCGGATATACTTCTTGGGTTTACGGCATTGCCCGTGCTGAATCCGGCTTTATGCACGAAAATAACTCTGGCCGATTGGGGCTTTCCGACGTTTCTGAAGAATGAAGCGGGCGCATTTGCCGAAAGCGGATCATGGCCGCCTACATGCGCCTTGATAGGTGGCAATATAAACAATGTCAATGACAAAGATTCTA